GATGATGTCAATATTTTTGAACTGATTTCCATCCAGTGTCGTAATATCTTTATATATTGGTACACCGGGGAAATTTTTATTAAGCACTTTGTGGCAATACTTGTCAATCTCACAAAAACCAACGATGTCAAGCTCGTCGCCCCACACCCACGATGCTGCCAGTGAGAATCCACCAATACCGCTAAATAAATCAAGAAGTCGCACACCTACTACACTGTTTTCTTTTTTTACCATAACTCACAAAATTGCTATAGTGTCTTTCAACGAATCTTTTCTTCTTATCACTTATACTTCTATCATAGACTATTGATTCCCAACAGTGACCACAACTTTTACAATAGAAGATCTTTTCGTCTGCTGCTCTAGCATCATTACTAGAATGATTTGCTCTTTTTTCACAATGCATTTATTACCTCTTGTTTACCAAATAATGTTTTTTGCGATGTATGATTATTAATTCTTTCATAGGCCACATCAACGTATTCTGGATTTAACTCGCTCCCAATCCAATTTTTGCCCAACTTTAAACAAGTCATCGCAGTAGTACCGCTTCCCATAAATGGATCATATACTAAATCGCCTGGAGTGCGTGCTATGAGTGGCAAATACGCTTCTATAGGATCCTGCGCAGGATGCACGCGTAAATTCTTTGGGAAGTTAGATTGTGGATTGACACCAGTAAGTAAATCAAATGTAGATATACCTCGATGATGAGCATCCATAGAGATTTTACCATTGGGCAAACTCATAGCAATTGGTGTAATAGTTTTAATCCAAGGATTCTTTATGTGCATGGTAGCGCCAAGATTGCGTCTATGATAAAACAACCACTGGCGAAATCCATCTAAAGCATTGTACAAGGTCCACATATGATCCTGCGACATAAATACATAAATAGCAGTTTTGGCCACACGCTCCATTTCTTTACACAACTTAGATAACCAAGCGTCAAAATCGGGTTTATTGTCATCACTATACTCGCCATAATTCTTTTTAGCATTCCAAGGCGGTGAAGTAACAATAATATCTACATAGTCATCTGCCATGCGTGCCATAGTATCAAAACAATCTTCGTTATATATCTTATTTAACTGCATCTTGTATTTGATTAGTTATATCATGCTCTTTACCATTTGTAATTTTGTTGGCAAAAAACACTTTACTGTTCCTTTTTAGTGTGATTAATTCTTTAATCTGAAACAAAAAACTTGAGTATGTCTCAGCTTCCACTATCTGATCACACCACTCCCCATCGTAATTATCATATTCTACTGATCCTGCGTAGTTGACTTTCATAATCCGCAGTAGCCTTCTTCGCACATAAAGAGTTCTTGTTGATCTACAAATTCAACTTCATCTATAGGTTTGCAGCTTCTATGTAAATAAATCTTCTCACTACTTCCTTTTTTACTTGAGTCGCGTATGGCCTTGTCAACTTTGACAACTTTATCCCACTCTTGTGGTAGTTTTTCTTTTAATTCTTCCCATTGACGATCGCCATGATAAGGACAAAACACACACGATGATTTTGGCGGTTCTGGAAACAACAATTCTTTATATAGATTTTTACAATCACTGCGAGACATCCTTATATCAATAAGTGGATAGTAATAATCAATTCTCGGCAGCATAGATACTTTCATGCGTTGTATCTCATCCATAGTAATGCCTAGCCAAACTTGTGTTTTTGGCATACGCTTATGTTTTTTTAAACCGTACAAATCGCGTATTTTTTTTACAACTACATCAATCTTATATTCTTTTGTACATTGCCGTCTAAGCATTCCGCGACCTTCATCACTAAATGCAGGTATACTAGCAAAGCGTTGGCCAGTTGAATTTTGTTGATTTAATAAATCTTTATATAAACTTTTTTTAACTACATGAATAGGTATGCCATTGTTATACTTCGCCCAATCTTCTAAGTATTCTAATATTTCATATGTGCGCGGTAATTCTGCACCAGGATCAGCAAATATTGCATGGTCTGCGCGATCTATGCGACCAAGTGAACTCATTAAATACATAGCAGTTGACTGCACACCTAATCCTAGTGAAATAATCTTCACGAAACTGGAAACTCCATATACTGGTAAAACCATTTACGCTTTTCATTTTGTGAATTTCTAGCGCGATGTATTGCAAGTGTGATATGATTCTCATTATTATATCTAACGTAGGCCACTTTCTCTAGTGGCGCGAAATACACTGCAATCACATCTACAGACTGCTTATCTATATATTTGTGTAGTTTTATCTCAATACTGCTTTTGGTCTTATAAGTCATTACAGTTTTTACCTGGACACGGTGCAGTTTCCCATTAGATTCAACCAACATATCTACATTTGCGTCATCGCAGACTGGCACATATACATTTAAATCTTGATTTAACAGATCTTCAATAACGCGATTCTCACCAATAATGCCTTTACGGACAGTTGTCAGATCTTCTCTCATTTTAATATTTCACCATTAAACAATCCGCCATTCTTCTTGTACTGAATAAATAAACTTTTAAGTGAGTGTAACTGAGATTGCTCTAATGTATAGTTGGGACCATAACCCATATCTTTAATGTTGTAGTCTTGCAAAAACTCTGCTGCTCTGACACCGCCTAAGATTGTAAAGGTTGGAAATGACGCATGAACCAGTATATACATATCAGCATCACTGACTTTCTTTTTTGTTTTGGCTTGTAAATATCCAGGATTAAATGTTGTGGTCTTTACATCGATCGTAGTTCCATTTACTTGTAAATCATAACCGCGTCTATGCGGTCCAATAGATAAATCCGGATAAGTGTTAAAGTATTTGGCAACGGCTATTTCACCGCCAGTGCCAATTATATCTGGATCAAGTTTTCGACGACCGTTGGAGCTGACTCCATTTGTCTGGTTCTGAACTAATCGCCCCATTCCATTCAGAGTTGCCATTTGCATCTCTGTCTGGTTCAGTGTTATTGTTATCATTAGTATCCTCGGTATGTGTGGTTTTTTGTTCGTGATCTAATGCTGCAGCAAGTATTGCATAGTTAAAACTGTCTATACATCTGCTATAAAAGTTTTCATCTGAAAATTGTGTACCAGTTTTAGCGTGAGTACACATAGCATCGTCGCCTTTACTTTTGTAGACCATCAGCGCCTGCATCGGTGTGACACCAACGCGCCTTGCAACTGACTTAAAATTTTTAAGTTTGTCATCGTTATTAGATGTGTATTCAATTGATTTCGCATCGCTGACTGCAATTGCGTCTTTAATAAACTTGTCTCTGAATTTGTTAAATGCCTTATTTGACATTGAGTATGATTTTTTAAACATTGGCATTAACACTCCATATCGTTTTGTATTCCTTTTTTTGGCGCATCAATCTTTCTTAAAATACTATCTGTAACTTGCTCTGCGATTGATAGCCGAGTCTCACTACTAGATAAATCAATTGTGATCTTGGAATACTTTTTTAAAATGTCGCAAACTGCTTCACCTACGACTTCTACTAATTTTGAACGCGGAGTCAAGGCTGAACCCACCTGCACGAACCTGGATTTTGATTACTTGTCATTTCTGACTCCGCGTAATTTTTCAATAAGTTCTGTCATTAAATCTTCACTAAACACAAATAGCCATTTCTTATGATCACCTCTAAGCGCAACCACATTGGCATTTTTAAAAAACTTGTATATTGAAAAGCGTTTGTATCGCTTTACTTGAATCAGCATTAATAATTCATCAATGCTTGCTTTTATATCTATATCTGGACTTTCGCCTAACGCTCTGCCATCGCTACCAAATGCGCGTTGCACTTTGACTCCGAGGTCGCGCAAATAATGCACGACCTCATTTTCGCCTGAATATCCTTTACGACCAGATTTACTTGGCATTAGAAAGGCAACTCATCGTCTTTGACTGCGCCTTCTTCAGCTTTTAATATGTTGCCACCATCAATGTATGCGTCAAAATCAATCTTAGATTGAATCTCTGACCACGCTTTTTTACACAGATTTTCTACTGGCTCTGGCTTGCAAGGTGTTACAGTATATAAAGTATCCTTGCCTTCGCCTTGTCGTTTGACCATAATGTCGTATTCAGTGCATACACCCCAATCTTTACTATCGTTTAATTGTTGAATCGTAGTTAAGATGGTTTTTTGATGTATGCTGATGAATTTAATTGCACCATCTACCCATACTGGAACTAAAGCAAAGTAGCGTGGCTTTTTATCACCTTTTTGCACCATTGGAGTTTTAGATCTAAGTGGCGCACCGCTATCTAATCTTAACTCCTCGCTCCAATCTTCATAACCTTCCATCAAACCGCCAACAATACGAAACCTATTGTCACCAGATTGAAATTTGTAATAAAGGTTAGACGAGTCACTTTCGGGTATATTAATGTTTGAGAATGGATCTGATCCCATTGTAATTTCTCCTGTTGTCTATCTTTACAGAATGTGGTGTTCTGTTTAGGTAAGAGGAGCCTAGTTCACGCTAGGCTTCTCAGTTTTTATCACTTCATAACCACGTCTGTCAATTAACGCTTCAACGCGCGCCAACGTATCCATATCAACGACTGAACGTATACCAATATCACTAGCAATAAGTTTGTTGGTTCGTCCAGGAATGAATGTTTTTTTATTTTTTAATAGTTTTGCAAGTTCAATTGCAAATTGGATCCGCTCTTGCCTATCCTTAATTCTTACCGTGTAAATCACAGAGCAGCACCGCTCGGAAGTAGTGGTAAGTGGATAGACATACATATAAACCGAGGTAAACGTAGGTGCTGCTCTTTTGCGGAGTTTTTATTTTGTTTCAATAGTCTCAATTTTGTCTAAACTTGAAATTTTAATTAGTGTCCTATTTCCGTAGCATTTTAGTATCAATTCTAAATTTTTTAAATTACGCTTTCTTAACTCTAATGCGCTCATTAAACTGCGCTTTGAAACACCTAAATAGTTAGCAGCTTCAGTTGTGTTTAACCAACCTTTCATTGTGGCCACTCTATTTGATCAATTGTTCTATCTAGGACGAGCGCAATCTTACTTTTCCACTTCATTAGAAACGGTCTTCTACCGTTCATCATGTCAGATAAATACCCACCAGAAACTTGTATATACTTCGCCAGTTGATTTTGACTTAAATTATTTTCAAGCATTCTAAGGCCAAGTGGTTGTTTGTGGAAATGTTTCATATTTGTCGCATTTAGTTTAATAAATGAAACAATGCATATGCAAGTATTTTGTTGCATATGTTAGAATATTTGTATAAACTACGGTGTTATATATATAAGGATAGGCATATGACAATTCAAAAATATGCGACATATAATGAAGCGGTAATAGCTTTGTTAGCAATCGCAAAAACAAAAAAACGATCCATAGAAAGCATTTCGCAAGAGACTGGTATCAATCGTACTTCTTTTTATAGATGGGGACCTAAAAGTAACCACAAAGTGAGTACAAGCTCTGCTCACTCTATAGCAAATTCGCTTGGTTATAACATTAAAGAGCAAGGCAACCACGTTATCATTGCACCACATACCGATGATGACAAAACTCAAGGAGAAGAGATGGATACTTTACATAAGATTCAAGGTGACTTAATTGAAAATCAAAAAGTTGTAATTGATATGCAAAAAGAACAGATTGCAACGCTAAAAGAAGAACGCACTCAAGCATGGCCAGATGATCCTGCAAAAAACAAATTGTTTACACAAGTTAATGCTCATTGTCGATCTACAATTGAACTTAAAAATGTTTTTAGTTTCAACAAACCAATAGAGCGTTGCATTACTAATATGCAAGGTTTTGAAAAACTTGCAGACGGTCTTAAAATGCCATATGAAACTTTTAGAGATGAGTATTTTGCAGAAAACCAATGGCATCCAAATGACGATCATCCTGCTGAAACGCTATTTAGTAAACACTCTGCTAAAGATGTCCTAGAATATTCTAAAGATGCTAGAGAGATATTGCGCAATTTAAAATATAAATTTATGGGATATGATTATTTATCATTTTACGTTGACTATGAGTACAATAATCGTATTGTTAAAACTATAGCAGCAATTAGACTGGAGTTCGGTATTAAAAGAGTAACTGCGCAAGCAAAAACTACTATTTTAAATGACTTAAACTAAACCTCACCACACCACAACAAGGAGATAGACAACATGGCATCAACTTTCATAAGAAAGGACCGTAAAAAAAAGTTCGGTATTACTTTTTTTGATCCTGCAAAACAAAAGCGCGTACAAAAGCTATTTGCTAGTAAAGTAGAACAAAAGCATTGGCATACGCATTGGCAGATGATTGAAAATAAATACTATAATAATGATCCAACCTGGAAAGATAGTTACGAAGAACAAGGCGATCACATTACGCTTGCACAGTTATTTAATAAGTATAAATCCAACAAACTAAACAATATGTTAGATCCAACTACTAAGCGTAAGTATCTTGCATCAATTAACAGTTGCTTAGAAGTATTTGGTGACAATCAAATTGTGCATCAAATCCGCACTTTAGAGCGTAATGGCAAGTTAGGTTGGGAAATCTATAAAAGTGAGCGAGAAACACTAGGTAGGACGCGTAACGGCATCAATAGTTATATGCAAGAGTTGAAAGTATTCTTTGAGTGGGCAAAGCGACGCGAACTGATTGATAAAGACATCATTATCAAAGATGACTTCTTCCAGGAAAATGAAATTGCTCATAAAGAAATTAAAAAGTGGACTGAAGACGAGATACATACATTGCACACACATCCCGATGTAACTGAAGCTGAAAAAGATATGATGTTTTTGTACATCTATACTGGTTTTCGCGCTAATGCATTTTTAGGTAGCAATAAAGACAAGCCTTGGCAAGAGTTTCACTGGCAACACGTTGATTTTGATAATGGCTATGTGTACATAGATAGTAACAAAAAGAAAAAGAAGATTGGTGAGCGTGAGCAACATCGTATTCATCCAAGCGCTTGGGCCATACTAAAGAAATGGAAAGATAATGGCAATGTAAAGCCGATACCGATGACTTACAGTGGTCTTAAAAAGATTATTGCTAGGATCAGTAAAAAGACTAGAATACAGTTTACGCATCACGATCTTAGACGCTTGCATGGTCAGTTAGCTGAATTGTATTTTCATAGTATGGATGCAGCGCAACAATCGCTAGGACATACAAATTCCAGTGTTACTCAAAATCATTATGTAAAAACAAGCGATTCAACGCAAGATTATATTAATGATGGAGTAGCCAAACAATTCCACCACAAACGGTAGGCAACGTAAGGATTGTGACATTGGAGAGTTTTAAAAGTGTCAACATAATGTCAACAGATAGGTGCATTTTTATGCATATTTGTGCATTATTTACCATAAATTCGGTATTGACAAAACGATCTAATTTTAGGTGTTTTGTCGACGAGCAAACATTAATTTGGCGGAGTAGCTCAGCTGGTTAGAGCAGTGGAATCATAATCCACTCGACACCGACGACAAAATTAGATTTTGTCACATAATGTCATAATCCTGTTATGACACTTTTAAAACTCTTCTTCAATGCTAAGATTAATATTGTACTTATTAATCGCTACTTGAGCCATATTTAAACTATTTTGAGCGAATCTTGCAAATATCATCTCACTTTCCGAATCAGCTCCGGTTGATGACTTATCTATGCAAAATATAAATGGTCTAGCGGGACCATCAGTAATATTCCAAACATCACCTACAAAAGAATCATCATCGTAATCTACGCTATGATATTCGTCTGGCATTACATCAGTAGAATCTAAATAACTAAAAGTCATAGTATATGCTAAACGGCCACTATGTATAAATGCAGCATTGCTCTGCAAACTAAATGGACTTTTAGAAGTAGACGTTGCAGTGCGTCCATACGATGATGCAATACCGTAACGCTGACCACCTGCCGATTCCTGGACTTTGACTTTATCATATATAATACTTCTTTGTAATTCTATATCTGGAGCGTGTGGCATCTCATACGCTTCGCCAATCATTATATTGCCAATAGACAACTTAGTTGAATTATCAAATGCAGTATCACCTTCAAACTGAATACCCCAGTATCTGTAGCCAGTAAGATCTCCACTTGCGGATATTTTAAATATGGTTGTGCCATCACTCGCAGGTGTAATTAATCCAGTAGGTGCAGATATACTAATAGTGTCTGCATTGACTACTTCAGTAATTGCAATGCTTGCAACTGTAGCAGCGCCTGTACCATCTACGTCATCCACATGGCTTGCTAAAGTGCCAATAAAAACTCTAATTCTACCATTACATGAATCTAAATTGTGATTAAGTATTGCAACATAGTTTTGTCGGTATGAAGTGCTTCCTAAATCATAATTTAAAAGCACATGATCAGCGCCACTATCTACCGTAGTGTCAAATGTAACTTGATTCAGTGGCCTACCATCATGCAGATCGCTGATTGTACCAGTTTCAAAATTAATCAAATTAGAACCAGTAACAATTGATCCAGTTGATGTGCCATGCGCAGTGCGGTGACTGATTAAATCAGTATAAAATTTTGGTATTCCTATGTTCATGTTAGCCATTAGCCGACCTCTCTTGTCACTATGCTCACTTTACCTGGCGAGCGTTGTAAATTAATTATCATAAAATATTGATTGCTCCAAGATTCACCTCCAGGATCTACACCCATATCGCTATAGCTTACAATATCACCAGTTTCCATTTTAAAGCCTTTAGCGGGATTAACAACTTCACACGATACTATCTTTTTAACATCGCCTAAGATTCCATTATAATACGAAAAAAAATCTCTATTAATATCAGTGTTTGGTGTCGTAGGTATAGTACCAATGTTCATATCTAAGTTTATATCTTTTATATTTTCTTGACTGTGAAAGTGATATTTATTTCTAGCGGTTGTGTTTTTTGCATTTACAACTGTCATATATCTACTTGTTTCGCCTGCGTGTTTTTCAGTAGATATATTCATTTCAGTTACAATATCTGATAGACTTGTATTTTTAATACGCAAATTAGATGTATCTTCTTTAGTCAGTGTATGATCTGCGCTTAATTCAGACTGTTGCAGTGGATAGATATATTTTAGTTTACCAGATGGTGAATATTTTGCAATAAATGCAAATTCATATTGTAATTTTTCTAAAATAGTTTTTAATGGTGCTTGTTCTAATATCCAGTATCGTATTTTCCAATTATCTTTTGCGCGATCTACATTTAAAGCGGACCACCCACCTGGATCATTGTTATCGTGACCTGCAAAACGAATAAGCAGATCACGGTGTGCATCGTGGCCATGTGTAATAGCATCTCCATCCCAACTCGCAGTTAATCCATCTGCGCCACAATATACATATTTTAGATCTTTTCTTTCTCTACCTGCACTATCTGGCTCATCTATAGCAACACCAGAAGTTGCAGTCATATAAACATTAGTCACTACTGCATCGTATGTGCCACTGGCAGTTTTAGCACCTACAGAAATAGTACCTGGAACTGCATCTTGATTATCTAAATTAGAATTAAAATTTGCTACTGAATATTCTGAGCCACTACTGTCAATATCGGTGCTGCCAGAAGTAGCCTGTAAACTTGGAGATCCATGAGATAGCGCAGTTACATCTGTGCCATATACTTTAGCTGATAACTGTGCAGTGTTTGACGCATCTGGCGATAAGCTACCTTTAACAAATACTTTTAAATCACTTAAAGCTCCACTGAAATCTGGCATTGCAATGTCTACATAATCATAAGCAGTATTAGTTTCATTAGAAATGGTTGCATCACCGCTTGGTGCTAATACGTTGGTATGATTGCTCCAGTCACTATTAATATCAATTGATGCGCTATCGCCATAGATTCTAAAACGTCTTGTAATATTGACATCTACTCCTACTGTATTAATATCGTATTTAGATGTAGTGTTGCTATCAGCCGTTAAAACTGGAAATAAATCAGATGATGAATCATAGTAATTAATGAGCAAACTGCTATCACTGATTGCCTTGTGCATCGCAAAATAAATTTTACCACCAGTCGCTTTTACGACTGGCAATGGAAATACTTTATTTTTTTTAGTTTCAGTAGTAGCGTTATTAGCATCGTAATCACCATATGCAATTGGTGTATATACATTATTACTGCTTTTAGCTTGTGGTATACTAATCTTATCCCAAGGTCTAATTGAACTTAACGTCACATTAACATTCTCAATGTTATGATTTATATCTGTAAGTCTACCGTGAAATATTTGGATACAGTTGTCCAGGTCTGTATCATCATTAATTTGAGAAAATATTCTAACACCACGATTTAAATAAGTATTGCTACCAAGTAATAATTCAGCGCTAAGTGAATCACCTTGATACTGATAGTTGGCAATATCAATAGATAGATTATTGCTTGCTGCTTTACTGGTTGTTAGATCAATACTTTCTCTAAGTGTAGGATTTTGGCTAGTAATAGCGCCATTATAAAATACACTTTCGCAAGTGGTGTTATTTAAGGCCAGTGGTAAGAATCCACCATAGTTAGCGCCTTGCACTAAACCAGAAAAGTTGCCTTGCAAATCACGCACAATCGGATCGCCATTATTAAACTCCCAATAGCTTATTAGATTGGCAGAGCTTGCATAATTTCCACTATCTTCCATGAAGGACAAGTAATTACTAGAGTTATATAACGCGGTGACTTCTGTGCTAGTTAGTTTTTCATTCCATATACCAAATCTTTTAATCTGAAACTCACCAAAATGCGTACTCTCAGTGTCACCTCTACGACCAAAGTAAGCGCGACCAGATGTGTAAGTAGGTGTGCTGACATTAGCAGTGCCTGCATTGGTCACTGCATTGATTGTAACGCTACCTGCTGACTCACTAGCAGTGTAGATTGAAGTACCAGTCACTACACCGCTTGCTTCGGTAAGTGCAAAATCTGTTGCAATGGCCACAAAGTACCAGGTGTTTAATGCAATAGATTGATTACCTACCATTGATTCACGATTACTACTTCCACCACCAGTATTATTACCCCAAGCAAAGTTTATTTTTTCACCATTATCTTTATAAACAAATAAACCTGCGTAATCATTATCTGACACCACATCGTTATGAAAGATCCACTCAAATGCACCCGCAGTAGTAAACTTTACCCAAAATGCAACCGTTGCGCCAGTAGAGCTTCCAAGTGATATTGCAGAGTTTGCATCTACCGCACCACAGTCCACAAAATCATCAGTGCCGTCAAATGTTAAATACGAATCTTGATTGAAAAACTGAAAGAGCCAATTTTCACTGAGATTAGTTGCATTAAATTCAGTAATGCTATCCCAGGTGCGTGACTCTTCGCTATACTGGTTGTGTATAGATGAGAATGTACTTTTACCAAGTGCCATTTATGCTAAGTTTTGATTTGTAGCGCGAGCAATCTCTGGGATTAAGGTATCTCTGACAAATGATTCATTGCCTACCATATTACCTTGTATGTTTACGGTTACACCGCCACCAGATGCGCTACGATTCATTTGCGCTAAATTACCAACACCAATATTTTGTACCGCTTCGCGTCTCATAATAAATTCACCTGCTTGCGCCATGATTGGAACATTGTCTTGACCTTGCACCATGCCACCTTGTGCAAAGCGTTGTATGCCGTTATTTTTAATTAAGCCACCAGTGTGTCCTATAAAGGCGCTTGCCAGATTTAATGCACCACTTGCTGCTGCACCTTGGGGACCGGTAAGCGCTATAAGTTGCGCAGCAGTGCGTAGAAATACTTTTAAAGTTTGCGTGCTATCACCACTGGCATTTTTGAAACCAGTTACTGCGCCTTCTAAAGTTCCAAATGTACCCGCTAAATTATTATTTACATCTATTGCGTCTTTGCCGGATTGAATGCGTTTTTTCTGCTCTTCCACTAATCTGTTAATCGTATTAACATATTCTATTTCTTGTGCAGTTAAATTTTCAGCATTAACAATAAAATCTCCATCTGTTAAAATTGCCAATCTATTAACAGAAACTTTATCTTTTAATGCAGTAATGAGTAATTGCTCTGCATCAAACATCATCTTCATAGTTTTTAATCTTTTTTCATCCATACCTTCATTTTCAGCAAAAATTAGAAACGTCTCACGTTGTAACGCGGTAAGTGCTTTTGTGAGTTCTGTATTTTCTAATATTACGGTATTATTTTGCTGAAGTTGTTGAGCATATCTAGCAGTTGAGTTAGTTAAATTTTGTGTTGATGTATTCGTTTGTTGAGTAGCAGTATTTAAATTTCCAAATGCGTTAGTCATTTTTAATACTTTATCAACTGCAAGTACTCCGGCAAGCGTAAGAAGAACGGCTGCTACTGCTTTAACATTTAGAGTCAATGCAGCCGTTGTAAGCGCAGCTTTAATAGCTACTCTACGATAAAATATTAATGCTGCCGTTGCAACACCAATAGATGTTGCAAAGCGTGCAAGTTTTTCAAGGTCAATAGCTCTAAAAAACTTTTCAGTATTTTGCGCCATTGAAGTAAGCGCAGGCAACATTAAATCACCAATCATAGCTTGAAACCTAGTAATTGAATCTTGCATATTAGAAACTGCGCCAGTAAATGTTTTAGATAAACGCTTACTGCTACCTTGTATACCCGCAACTGGATCAATTAATGCTGAGATTAATGCAGATCTAAATTGTGGTAATGTAAGTTTGGAAAGGTCGTCAATACCTTGCGCATCTTTGATTAATTGTAGTATACCACGCTCTCTAAGTATATCTGCAGCACCTGCGCCACCTGCGAAAGCTCGACCAAGCGCACTCGCAGCTTCTGTGGCAGTTGTTCCCATAAATGCTGCTAAGTCTGTAACTGCGCTTAATGTTTTTTCTGAATCAACACCAAACGCTTCTAATTGCGCACCTGCCTGGACTACATCTTGAAGTGCAAACGGTGTTGTAGCAGCAATATTATTAAAAGTTTCAAACGCTTGTTTTGCAGCTTCGGTAGAACCAGTTAATCCAACTAAGCGAGTTTGTACATCTTGAAAACCAGATGATGCTCGCACAAATCCACTAATAGATTTTGCAGCACCTACAAATGCAAATGATGCTAATAATAATGTATTTCTTAAACGACCAATACTTTTACGCAATCCAGAAGTTGATCCGCGTAGTTTATCATTTTCTTTTCTATAACCTTCAGCGCCTTTTTGCGCTTTCTCAAAATCACGCTTGGCAGTTTCAAAGCCTTTAGAACGTATTTCAATTATGAATTTGGCCATCTTGCTCTTCTTTAATTAATGCATTATACTCTTCATCAATAGCTGAAAAGACTACTAATCTTTCGTAGTCTGCTTCATCTAAACTTTTGTATAGCGGAATATTAAATCGCTTTACTGCCATATACTCCTCGACTGCAATAGATGTCTCGTAGTCACAAAAATAGCTAGAATCTGCACAGTGGACGAGATTGTGGTATAAATTAGCACCTTGCGTAAACTTGCTCTCTGGATCTTCAGCAATAATTCTATCGACTTCATTCCAAAGCTCGTCCTCATCAAAAGTTATTTTTTTGCGTAGCGTAGGAGACAATGCGGTGTATGGAAACACCAAGTCTCTGGATGGTTGTTTTTTAAAATACATCCACATCGCTACACGGTGCTTAATTACTTTTTTTTGTTTGGCTCTTTGTAATAATTATAAACTTCCATTAATACTTCATCTACCTGGTTGTCATCTAAATGGCCAAGCGCTTTCTCTGCATCAGTAAATGCAAAGTCCATCACCCATTCGAGTACGATGTAGAACTTAGCAGTGTCTACTTCGCCACCGATGCCAACTGCTTGTATTTCAAGTTTATGAAGTTTGCGTCTATCTTTAAAAGTCAGTTTACGGCATTCAAATGTGCCGTGTTTTGTTTTGACGGTCATACCTATCTCTCATGTATATGATCATCCAGGTTACGATATAGTAATACTTATAATGTTGTCAGTTTCACTAGCTGCAAATGCTCTAAATGGAATATTTTGCATCATGTAATCGCCATTTTCTGGCTGAGAATTATCTATCATTGCATCGGGAATTGATATTGTAAATCCGCTTGATTCAGCTATTTCAATAGCAGTTCCTGCGCTATCGCCTTTTAATTGAACTGCTATGTCTTGAATAGTATCATCACGCTTTGCCATTAAACTACCAGTGACTTCGTATGGTCCAGTTTGACAATATCCATATGGATTATAATCGGTAGTATCAATGTAGCCAACTCTGGCAAGCGGCCTAGCAATCGTTATTTCCCAAGAATTTAAAACAAGTGGTTGCGCTCCATCTGCATTTGTTATTTTAGAGCTATTAAGTGAAAAAATATTTTTAGGTGTTGCAGTATCTAAAGTTTCACTGCTTGCAGCTAATGTATTTTCTACTGGACGATAGCCAGTAACAAATGTTGATTCTACAACCATTTCTCCACCATTAGTGCCAATGTCTTCACGCATTGTCATTGAGGTGCAAAAACATCCTACCATGACTGAACTAATATTAGTTGCATCTGAACCACCGTTTTTAAATAGTAAAGTAACGGCATTAACTGTATTAGTATTGTGCTTCATTGTACCAGTAGATGATGCAGGAGTCAATGCTGCAGCACTTGTACCATCACCAAATAAAGGTAAACAAGACTTTAGAACCGCAGTAGGTGTGCCACGCATTGTCAAGGTCACTTCATACATCTGCGTATCTGGTCTATGGTGTCCTTGAGATTCCAACTGACCATAAATACCACTTTTGTTAGGCGCTACGTCTATAGTTGCACCTGCGTGTTGTATGTTAAAATCTGTTACTTGTAAAAAATTCCAGGTATCGCCCGCAGCGTGTGACGTACCTAAAGCAACATTACTACCTTTACTACCGATAGCAACAGATATATCCGATCTAGATTGAAAATTAGTTTCAGCCATTATTTAGTTTCCTTTTTAATTATCGGTTCTAAATGCTTTTCTAAGTCTTTAGGCACTTCAGTTACCTCAACTGACTCACCACTGAGCAAAATCTTATGTTTGTTTTTACTCCAGTATGCACAAAAATTCTTTTCATCTGAAAGTTTAAAATAACTTTCTTTTGCTTTATATCTCACGATACGATCTCCATAACTTTAAAACTTGCTTCTATGTTTGCTTCAAGTAAGTTGCTATCGTCATCATTGCGTAAATATTCTATGTTGTTTACCATAGCATTATGCCACTGGCGCTCACTTGAAACTGTATAATTTTCATTGTTTTTTATCAATCTTTTTATTCTTTCAGCAACTAAACTTACTTGCTTAATACTATTTTTTGTGTAGTTACCACCAAAATCAATTTGATAATTGATGTTAATTGTATACTCACGAACCGATCCAGTAGTCAGTTGACTATCTAATGAATCTGATACTGGAGTTACCAAAAAACTTTGGTTTGGCCTATCTGATGTGTCATCATAAAGAATCGCTATGTTAAACTCATCAGCAAGTATCGTATGCAAATTGTCAATAACTTTTTCGTAGATGACATTAGTATAAGTAATAGCCATCTACTTAAACCTTAATAGATGACATCATCGGTATATTTGACCAGACTTAACGCTACCTATTGGTATGGTGTCAGATTGAAAGATCACTGACCATTCATCATTGAGTGTATACACTCCCGCCTGGAATCTGATTTCAGCTCCATAAGCTAGTTCTTGGTAGTCTCCATTAATAACTTCACCATCAATACTCTTATTCATGCGCAAGCCATCTTCATTTTTTATATATACATCATACTTAACTGTACTTGTGGTCCCAGGCGAAAATGTGCCTGCATTGCTGATAACGACTCGCACTTCATCGTATGATACGCTAGGCGGTTGATTTATCATTATATCTTCTATGTAACCAGTAGTAGATCCATTAATAGAAATCTCTGATATAATACCAGATTCTGATCTAAACGATGTTTCATTGGCCATCACATATTCTTTGCGCTTTAGCTTATCTAATAGTCCAGTGCCTTCCTCATTAGTTGCCATTGCTTCTATCTCTGCTGCGCGCTCTGGATCTTGACTGCGCACCAGGTCAGCGCAGGCAAGTATTGCATTAATTCTTATTACGATAAAATCATATTCGCGATCAGCAGCGCCTTGATAATTGGAATTGCCACGCTTGTATACTGGTCTATTAAGATAGCTACGCATCCGATCTGCTTGTTCTTTACATACTGTAGTCTTTAAACTATCCCAATCTTGACCGGCTTCAAAAACTTTTGCATTTAATGCACTTACGCTTGATGATGCTAAAAAGTATTGTACAGAATCAGTGCTAGAACTGTAATTTGCTTCGTTATCTGCGTTAGGAGTATCTGTCACCATACTTGCTTCAATTTGGTCAACGAACAACTGGGAAATGCTTCCAGTGCCACTTAGCTGATACAAATTTGACGTGTCTGTTGTAAACCAACTGGATGGTAAAATGCGCTTACGATCATAGCGATCTATGTCACTTACAATTGCTTGTAAGTCAGTAGTGTTGTTACAAAATGCAGTATAATAACTCATGCGAATGCTAACTCTCTATTATTAGGTAAAATGGTGACATCGGGTATCGGTGTTGACATAATAATTTCCATCATGATATACAATATTAGTTTATGATTCATTTTACGAGAATCTAAATCTTGACACATAAGTTGCAGTGTTTCCATAACGCGTATAAGATTATCTATTTTTTGTGAATCATCCATATTTATTAACTATTTCTATAAAATGTTTTTCGGTTCCCGCACCTTTGGCAGTGTTATAAAACTTCTTCCATTGTCGTGCTTGTTCTTTCAAAGTCTTTGGTAAAGGCTCTTTCACGCGTCTCCAATGCATCCGACACATAAGAATTTGCGCTGCAATGTTTGTCGTGAGAATAAACTTCCAGTCAGCATCTTTTGGATCGGTAAAATACTTTAAGTCAACATTACTGGCGCGACTTACATCTTTCATTAATTTTGGCCTGTAGAATAAATAATTCTTAATACAATCAACGCTTGTCCAAGGTTCTATTTGGAAAAAACCACGCGCAATATTTGAGCCACCAATTTGCATCAGATACACATATTTTGACTCAACTAAGCCAGTGTTGTAAACCAAATCAATTGCATCTGGTGTTGCGTATTTGTCACCTAGTTTTTGTAAAACCTCAGTGATGATGCGCTTCATTTGTTTCTTATCTACCATTTTTTTACCATGCTTTACAAGACCAATATCGTGCAGTAAGTTTATTTGTAGCGGTATCACATCTATGTCTTGCCCGAAATGATCTACGTCTTGCCGGGTTGTTTTTGCGTATACGCATATTAGGATCACCGAAACGCACCAAACGCACAGTACCATTTTGCTTTGCCAGTACCGCAAACTTTTTGGATTTACCTGGTGTGCGCTTTGGTTTATTGTATTTTGAAAAACGCTCTCCTCTATAGGTGATCATTTTTAGAACTTCCAGACCAATCGTACGCACGCCATAACAACGTCCATACATTCCTTGGCAATCGCTTCGCGCTCTTTCTCGGTGATTTTGCCATCTTTACTTGCGCGGTGATATGTCCTTGCTACGTCTTTCAGCTCTTTAATTACTAAACGATACTTAGTAGCTACCATTGTACCCATTACTGTAAATAATAACACTAACATATATGCAAAATTGGTTGCGTTTATCCAATCCATTCTATTTTCTCCTAATTGACTTTTTAGTCATTTTCTTTTTCTTTTTCTTCGGACGGCCACGCTTAGTGCCGTATGTTCCAGGTCCTTTTGGCATTACTTGCTCCTTTTTCTAATTTTCTTAATTTTCCCGCTTGCAGTCCTAGCATATCTAAATTGTTTAGTTTCTCTAATTAACGTACCGTAGTAGCGCTTACCTCCAAACATCCAACTAACTCTTTTAGCCATTACTGCGACTCCTTTAATATTTGTTTAATTTCACTAAGATCTCTCTTAATGTACTCAAACTGAACATCAACAACTTTTTGATCAGCTTTATATTCTAAATCTTGCTCTAGCTGCGCAGTCTTTTCATTCATAGTTCCCCAACCTAGCGCCAGTGAGAAACCTAGCATTGCGATGGTAATAATGTTTCCAATTGATATACCGCCTTGGATCTTCATTTAGTGTCTACCATTTATTCGACTGACAGAGCCTTTCACTTCAGCAATATCCTGGCTAAGTTCATTTAATTCTTTTGTAATTGCTTCTCGGTGTGATTGACTGGTGCGATCACTAACATTAAATCTATCCACTACTTTAATAGTCATTCCTTGAGTGTTACTCATTTCAGTAGATAGCTTCATTAAATCTTGTTTAATACGCTCTAGGTCTTCATTTTGAGCAGATTGAGAACGAATCAAGTTGACTATCATATAACCAAAAAAAACGGCAGTTAAACCCGCAAATCCAAGTTCAGTGTATTGTGATGCAAGCGCTTCCATTACTTTTTTCTCTTAAATGGATTTATGGAAAACTCTTGATACCATTTCTTCAGCTCCTCTACTTCTGCGTCGTGCAAACTTTGTAATTCATCAATGCGCTCATCAAAATGTTTTGCTTGTGCTTCCAGGTGATCTATTCTTGTCACTAGCGTGTGATATGTGTACACAATCGCACCCACAACCGCAATTACATTTACAAGGAAGCGAATATTGATTGTCACACTCATTTGATCCGACCACGTTGTCGCTGAGATTGAACGAGCGTCTTTTATTTCTGTCATTTATACTATTAGCCATCTAATTATATACATAAATAAAAAAATTACACCTACAAGACCTACAAAAAAGTAAAAATCATTATCTTCGTACACTCTTTACTTCCTCATATGTATGATGATAATAACACCAGTTAGTGCCGTCATAAAGTTTAGTATACCAATGGACCGTGCTATCCTGGTCATAGATTTCATTAAAGATTGTAGAATAGTGAGTAGAGTCTAAATGAACTGGATAGCTAGTGGTTGCTAACGCTTGGCATCCAATAAAAATGCGTAGCGCAATGATGCAGGCAATATTTAAAAATATTGCTTCTACATAGCTATTTTGTGTCAGATTTCTGATCTTTTTCTTTAATTGCATTCTCATATCCATTTATTAGAAACTGAACCTCACTTACCTCTCTTTGTAGTAAAGCAAGTCTAGCTTTTAGCTCTTTTATTCGATCTTGTTCGTTCATTAAGATTTAGAATCTTCGTATGCTTTTTTAACTGCATCTGTCCAAAAAGAATTAGCCAATGCTTTGACTTCGTCAGACTCGTTAGAAATATCAGCATCTGGCATAAATGAACTACGATGATATGAGTATGATAGTTCCTTACCATTTTCTACAATCGCAGTTTTCATACGTTGCTGAATACATTTAAACTCACCACGAACTTCATAATCGTATGTTACTTTTTTTTCTAAAGCCATTTTTGACTCCTTATTGTTATTTGTTCCATTTAATTAGTCCAATTAAAATTTACGTAAAATATGTTCCGACAATTTGGAAACCACAATCAGACGCATTAAACGCATCGTTAGTACATACAATCCTTGTTCCATCATCAGCAGCAAAATTCATAGAAAATTGTGTTACACCTGTGGAAAGACCAAAATTCAGATGCCCGACTCCATTGTAATCAATCTTTTCTGTCTGTACTAAAAACGCACCACCACTTCTACCTGAAGTAGAACTAGATGTAAAAGGTAAACCAGCTAAAGCAGTAGAAGAACTTCCAGTTGAGCCTATGGATTGCATTGATATTGAGAAATTGACACAATTGCCTATCTTAGTATAGAACCCAGTCGCTGTTAAACTACCTCCAGCTTCATTAATAGTTGGAGTAAATGTGCCTTCCTCATATTCATCTAAAACCTGTGCATCTGAGCTAGCGTTCTGAGTGTCTGGAAATTTTATTTGACCAAATGCTAATGTTAATACTCCATCAGTATTTATGCTCATTTTTTCACTTGTTGATCCGCCAGTTCTTGTCTTAAATATTAATGTACCTTCATTTACTCCGCTTGATGATACTCCAGTAATTTGAGCAAATGTTTGTAAACTCCCCCCGGTCTGATTTCCTTGAAAATACATTGACGGGCCAGTTCCAGCTAAAAAAGAACTTGTATCTTGTAAAACTAATGCAGTTGTATCTCCCGCAACTCTTACTTCATCTTTAAAAATATGAACATCTGATGTTGGTTGACCACCTATACCAATTCTATCTGTGTTTAAATACAAGGGAGATGCAGTACCATCTCCATCAACTACTTGAATGGCATTACTACCATTACCAGCCACAAGGCTATCTGTGTTTCCACTTAATTTTAAAAGTGATGTATAGCTACTTGCTATACTTGCTCCTGTTAAACTTGCCATAATTAACTCCTTTCCATGAGTTAGTTTGCGTGGCCTACCACGCGGTTATTATTAATCTATTAACGAATACTTTCGATCTTCGTCCTCGAATTTTATTAAAATTTCATTCCAATTTGATCCGCTTACATACTCAGACATCGTAGAAGTCATGCTAGTTGCCGACTCACCTACCATGTCTGAAAATGCAAGTTTAAGTGCGCCATTAATTGACACATCGCTACCACCTTGCTCCACCGCCCATGCTTTTAACATTTTACCCAATCCACCAGAGTAACCTGCTGCAGTTAAACCTGCACGCATAGCATCATTAAAATTCTTTGCATCTGTAGTACCGGCTATATCTAGCCAGTATTCTTTAAAAGAATCATTGATGCTTTTAGCCATTACTTATCTTCTTTCTTCTTAGGTTTTGGTTTCGGTTTCGGCTTACCATTTATATCACACTCAATAAATCGTTCTTCAAAACTATCAATGTCGTGTGTCTTTGAATCGTATGTAACGATTCTACCATTTGGTTTTTTAAAGTATCTCATTTATTCCTCTATTTCCTGGGGACCATAACGATCCCCAGGATAGTAGTGATGTTTCTTTAAGAAACGTCAGTTAACATATATACACCAAAAGAGTCTTGCACTTCAATCACACCGCACTTGAGTGATACTACATACTCAGTGTGCTGATATGACGCGTCGCGCTCAGTCTCAACATTGATTAAACCGGCAGATGATATTCCAAGTCCAAGAGCATTCTTGGAGAACATACCCGCAGGACAATCATTGTTGCCGTCTTCGGTGACTTCTTGACTAAAGTAAATATCTACTCCGGCCAACTTTCCAACGTATCCATTTGCAAGCATTTCACCAGAAACTGGATTATCTGCAAACGTACCACTTGAAGTAGCAATAAGTAGTCCTTGAATACCTTTTGCACCCCAAATTTGTTTGCTATTTCCGACGTAGCTAAATGGCATTGGCGCTCCTGCTGCATGAAGCTGACGAGCAGCATCAAAGAACATATCAAGCGTAAGTGCGTTACCCGCTGAACCAGAAGTTTGAGAAAAACCACTGAAAAGATCTGTTAAAAGATCATCCACCTTCAAAGCTGCAGCGTGACCAAGATTGTCGGCAATATTGCCACTTAGGTCATATGGTGCTGCAAGCATTGCTAAATCGGTAATGTCAGAACGTACAACGTAGTTAGCGATTATACATTCGTGCGCACCGGTTGCAACGGCAATAGATGATCTTTCTGATCCTTCAGAAAGCGAGGTTACATCCGAAGATGCTTTAGCGGTCATGTCTACAAAAGTAACAGATGCAGCGCCTTGCGGAGCGATTGCACTGTTAACAAGAGGAGCCATGACATTGGTTTTAGTGAATGCCATTATGACATCTGGGAGAATTTGATCTGACGCGGTTACTTGATAATTGGCGAAAGATGATTTTTGTGTTACGGCCATGTTTATTCCTTATATGGTTTTTTTAAAGTTCCAGGACCAAAGCCAGAGAAAACACCAAGTGAACTCGGTTTTTTCCCACGCGCGATACGCTCTACGTTTTCTTGCGTTTGGTCAACAAAGTCAACGGCACTGATAGACTTACCATCTCGCGTCGCAATTGGATAACCTTCCTTGTCAGTAGTCATCTTCAAGCGATCACTTGGATCGTGGTCTACACCAAAGACTTTGTCTTTTTTACCGTTAACTGTCGCCACGATTTGGACTAAATATGTTACCGAACTTTCCAAATGTGTTTGTCTTTTTAGACTTCTCATAACCTTTCGGATCGTTCAGCACAAATTCTAGCGCAGAGCTATAACCGCCATTTGAACTAGGCGATGAATTATCTACGGCTACCTTGGAACTATTATTAAATAATTTATCGCGAACTACTTTTAATTTTGGAAGTGATAAATCACTAAAAGTAACACGATCTTCTTCATCAAAGTCCTTTAAAAGCTCGGCACGCATAGCGTCCTCTTGCTCTTTCGCAGAAACTACAATTGGCTCAAGTTCTGCAATTTTAGCACCACGCTCTTCAGCGAGTTGCTGCCATTGATTTTGCTCTTCCATTTGCTTTTGCCTGCTATGATCAACCTGCTTTTGCAGTTTGACAAGTTCGGCTTCTGCTTTTTGACTTCTCTGGCGATATTTCTTGCTTTCAGCAATCAGTTCTCCAACATCGCCTTGTGTTGGCTGATCCTGGCTATCAGTGGCCATCTCTTGAGCTTTTTGAGGTTGCTCTTCCTGTGGTGCGTCCTGCACCTTGTTTTGTTCATCCATGAACTGTCTCCTTTCTACACTCTGTAGACAACGGTTCGTTTTTTCAAATGTTTTTGCAAGTTTTTAGCAACTTGCGAAGCAAAAATGTGACCGACTGCTTCTTCAACATCCGGTCCTAGTTTATTACTAGAAGCGATGACACGTTTTGTTTTCTTGCCGTGTACCATGCTTTTAGAACGTGCATCATCTGCCATACCTCTATCCCGCGCAATGCGAGTATTTACAAAGCCATAAATCCACGTTAATTCACCGCGTATAAATTCAGCGTGTTGTAAAATAAAATGTTTAAACAGTTTGCCAGTTAATTTGAGATTAACTGGATGTGTTTGTTTGCTAATCTGACCTTGTTTTTTAAATGCATTTGCGCTTTTTTGCTCTCTATATACTTTGCTATACTTAGTAAACGGCTTGCCATTTGCGTCAATGCCTTTATCAATTTGCTTTAGATGAGTTTTGACTAAAATCTTACCATACTGTTTTAGATCAGATTTTGGAAAATCAATTATTTTTTTAAAATCAAACATCAGTAGGCAACCATAAATGTCTGCAATTCACACCGCCACGCGCTGAAAAACCATCGCTCTTGATCACTTTTATCTCATTCTTAGTGAGTGGCTGACTATCTAAATATTCACGGCATACTGGACGATTTTTTTTATCTCTGGGACCAGAATAATTATACTTTGTGTCATCTGGTAAGTCTGCTGCCATCGTTGCAATGACACTTTGCTGATAGTTTGCGAGCTGAGTGCCAATGACATTATCTATTCTTGGCACTTGAGTGCGTAAATTTGCTTTAATTAAATCTTCCATTTCAAATCTATCTAAACGATTTGCAATTCCTTGTGCCATTGATGCACGCATACTACTTGCCACAGTTCTTGAAAGTCCTTCTATGTTTGAGCGTTGTATATTCTGGAGAGCCACGAGTTGTGTTTCTGTTGCAACCCCAAAAAACGGCAAATCAGCAAGAAGAGTTTCTGTTGTAGCCATGTAGGAGTTGATTCCGGCAGAGATGCCCAACTCTTCAACAAAATAGGACGTAAAGTCAATCGCAGCGATAATAAGTAGTATCTCTTCCACTGATAAACCATCATCTTCTAACTCCTTTGTATCTGATACAAATTGCGTAGTTGCATTATCCAGGCTACTTTGATAAGCATTGATGGCATCATCAATTTGTGCCATTAGCTAAAATATTTAATAGTTTGTTTTTCGGCTTATCTTGTTCTGCATTTTCTGCTTGCAGATTAGCAAATTTTTGTTTGTCTTCTTCACTGGCATCGGGATTATTATAATCAAACCAGTCTTGTGGTGTTGCAAGATTGCGTGAAAAGCGCCAATCCCATAACATAACTTCACTTTCTGGTGTTAGTGCGTAGTTTGGCTCTAAGAAATCAACACTGTAGTCTTCACCAAGATCAGTTCTAGCTTCTACTTGTATAATTTTACGATCAATCTCATATCTGCGATGTTCCCAAGGTCGCCAGGTATCTTCAGTCATTGCAGCACGCTCGTCAATGTTTTCCATTTCAATGATTGCAAGACTAGCAGCACTAGGTGCATTTCCAGAATCATTGCGAGCATACTTTGCTCTAATATGGTTGTTATTTAGTGTAGACTCTACTAAGAATCTTGTGCCTTCTATAATCTCGCTTAGTGAACCACCACTATTTGTAACACCGAAATTTGCACCATCTGGAAGATATAAGATTTTATCAGTGCCGATAGTGATGCGACTTGCGTCATCAACTCCAGAAACAAACTTAATACCCATAGCACCGTACTTAATCGCGATACTTAACTCAAGTAAGGCCACGTTGACGGCTAAATCTGTTTGCGCAATATCTAACGCATTACCAACGTAAAAATCTCGTATTGGCGGGTATCTATGAACGAAAGTAAACGGCAAAATATCGTATGGATTTAAATTGGATTCATTGGCTTGTATCATTCTGCCATTTTCATCTAATAAATAATGCTGACCTGGTTGACCATCTCTCGCTTCAGTCCAAACGGCATGAACTGGATCTTGTATGCGCGCATTTGCATGGTATTCTACTGGATAGCAGATACCGATTGGTTTATTTGCAGGATCACCCGCTAGAAAGATAGGCTCAAAGTGCGAAATAATCTCATATTCAATCTTTTGCGTAAGCTCGTTCCACTTACTGCGAAATGCCATAGTGCCTAATAAAAAAGTTAAACGCTCAAGTAGTCTTCTCTGCGCGTTAAGTGAATACATATCGACATAATTAGTGTAGTTCTCATTTACTCGGAGTCTAGGCGGTTTCTTGTACGTCATCGCTCTAAGTGAGCATACGCGTCTTGTCAGATTATTCACCGGAATCACTGCTTGACGTAAAGTTTCTGGTCCGAAATAATTACCTACATAATCTTCAATATTGATTCCTTCATAGAAATCCATCAGATAATCACGCTCTTTAGTTCTTTCGTCCTCTATGTAACGTAATTTTCTTTTAAGTGCGGATGTAACCGCTTCTTGTGACAAGTCCGGAATAGTCAGCATTCTACATAATGGTTAAATAGTTTACACATAGTCAATTACTCCCGCCATCCTGGAGCGCATTGGAAAGAGATTTACCAAGGCAAAACGCAAAGCATCGTTTGCGTGATCAAAGCGTCCATCTTTCAGTGGCATCTCTTTTAACTGCTGCTCATTTCTATGCTCTGGATAGCGATAATTTTCATATGCCTGGATACTTTCTACGCATTTAGGTGACACAAATAGGTGCGGATCACCATTTGCATCTTCAAACCAACGTCTAACGTGGCCTACACCCGCTACGACATTGCGCGTGGTAGCGTCCTTCTTATATTTAAGAATCATAGATTGCTGCTTAAAGACAAAAATATCACTCACACCGCTTTGAAGTGACACACCCGCACCTGCAGGATCGCAGAACATACCGTGAAAGTTGTAGCCTAAAGATTTGATTTTACGCGCAAAATCTTCAGTCTTTGTATTTTTCATCGCTACTTCGTCAATTTGATAAATATCTGCCATGCCGGATGTGTTGTGTTTGACCTGGAATACTGAACAGTGTGCTGCTCGGTAGCCGAAATCAATACCCGCGTATGTGGGTAGAGACGGATCGAATCTGAGGTCGTTTTTGATGTTTTGAAACCTATCAAACGGGTAAACGCGACCTGCAAAGCTGACAAACTCCGCAAGAATTTCCTGGCGCACCGTTTCATCAGTGAGTGTTTTTCTAAGTTCATCTAAGTCATCCTTAAAAAATGGTGAAAGTGTGGATGGAAACTGCCATGATTCCCACTCTGGGTATTTCTCATCTTGTCCTCTATCGTATAATCTTGAAAAGTAGTTAAATCCACGCGGTGTAGAGCAAAATAGCGCCCATCCACCACGATCTGACAGTGTAGGTCTGAGATACATCTCATAAGTATTTTTTGGTATTAAGGCCATCTCATCAATGACCAGATAATCAACTCCATCGCCTATGAGTGAGTCTGGTGCGTCTGCACTTTTGACGGCTAGTTCACTGTTCAAACCTGCCATCTTCATGTAATACAAGTCTCCACTAATCTCTTTCTTGCTTTCTATGGGTAGCTTGAGATCAGTCATTATAATGCGCTTGACTTCGCGTGCTATTTTCTGCGCTAAGTTGTAGTTTGGTCCCACGATCCAACCTCTAGTATTAGGTGTGAGTAACCAAGGTATGATTTCATAAGCTGCCATGTAGCTTTTACCGCTACGTCTACCCATGCAGACAACTCTGAAACGCTTTTCGTCTTTGGTGAGTGGTCCTACGCTATGAATGGCCCACTGTTGTGGCGTTGGGTTGTACCCCAAGATCTTCCAGAGCTTTCTCCGGTTCACTATCTGCTTTACCTTCAAATCCTGCTTCTTTTAAAACGTTCTCCAGGTTGCCGACTAAGTCTAGCTGATTCTTGTCAGTTTGACCTAAGTAATTTTTACCAAGAAAGATAAGCAGTGCATTGGATCCCATCTCCAATGCGTTCTTCCATTGTGCTTTGCGTAGGTTGAGAAGCATCTCAGATTTACCCGCTTCGTACTCTTTGGTATAGCGCTTGCGGATCGTGGATTCATCTACCTGGAAGTATTTGCCTATTTCTACATGAGTGCAGCCGAAACTGGCGAGCATTCGTACTTTCTTTGGATCTATTAATTTTGGTTTAGCCATCTATATAAAGTCAGTTAGTTGACAACACTTGTTTAGTGCGCGTCGCCAGTAAGTTTTAGCGCTTGATGCGCTGATGTCCAGTTTGGTAGCTATGGATGGGAATGTGTGTTGGTTTGTGCGCATTTTAAATACAATTCTTTCGCGTTCTGACAACTGGTCATAAATGTGATGTGCGGAGAGCTGAAGCCATCGCATCTCGGTTGGAATTAAGCCGCTTTGGAAGATTGCCAGTTTCTCTTTGAACTCTGTGGACTGGTCTATTGCGTCTTCCAACAAGTCGGCATCCGCATCACTTAAGTTATGCCAAGCAGTTGTCATATGCGACAGAATATACACAATTGTTAGTGTTCGCAAAATGGTAAAATTTTTCTGAGACGCACTACCTACCAAGCCGAAATGCTGCCTTGGTGTACCCGGATTCCTGGAAGTTGTGGTTCTTTATTCCACGGCCTACCGTCGAGCAATTTCGGATATGTCACCACAATGTCAACACATCGCGATGATGTCCGCATATTACTTTTTTGATTCATCACACACTAACAAGCTATTCATTAGGTGTTCGCTTTTTGTTGTATATGCGACACTTTATTCGTACTTTTAGACAGTAAACAATTAACATATATAAAGGATAGACAATGTATATAGTAATTCACCAATACCACAATGAGAGACTCGCACAACGCGGGTTAAATCCATTTGTAACAGAAGTTTTTCATTTTAATAAAGTAAGTGATGCAATTAAAAAACATGATCACGTTTTAAATGACAATACTTATTCAGTACAAATATCAAAAGAAATTAAACTATATAAATAAAAATAAAATAAAGGATAGACAATACATGAGACACACCACAAAACTAATAACAAGACCATACGCAAGCCCTAAAACAATCAAATCATTATTTTACGGCTTTGCTAATTTCATAATGTATTTAGCACCCTGGAAAATAAGCGGGTTTAATAGTTGCTCCGCAGCTACTCCCGGCTGCATTGACTCGTGTTTATATAACGCGGGCCGCGGACGTTTTTCTAATGTACAACAAGCGCGAATAAATAGGACCCGGTTTTTTTATAGAGAGCGCGGCGCATTCCTGGACAAATTACACCATGAAATAAAACTAAATATAAATTGGGCTATTAAGCGCGATTTAACACCGGTTTTTAGATTAAATGGTACATCTGATATTAGATTTGAATTATACGGTATTTTTGAAAAATACCCGGATATTACATTTTATGATTATACTAAAATTATTAATCGTAAAAATTTACCTGATAACTATCATTTGACATTTAGCCGTGCGGAAAGTAACCAGGAAAACGTATTAAAAGCTATTGAACGCGGTCTAAATGTAGCCGCCGTATTTAGTGGCGAATTACCAAAAACATATTTAGGCCGGGAAGTAATAAACGGTGATAAACATGACCTACGTTTTTTAGACCCGGAAAATATAATAGTTGGTTTAACCGCAAAGGGACCGGCTAAAAAAGATCAAAGCGGCTTTGTAATTCATAACGCCGCCCAAATGCAATTAGCTGCATAAATGAACATAATAATAAAATATATCATCTATTTAATTGTAAGTATTATATTAGTATTTACTATTTTAGGTGATGAATTAAAAAATAAAAAAGGATAGACAATACTATGAAATATGATAATCAATATATTACTGATATTGCTAAATGGATATATAACAACCACGATACACCAATTGAAGAAATTATATATTTATTAAAAAAAGCATATAAAAACACCGACGAAATAAAAAAAGAATACGATACCGCTTTTAAATTCTTTAAATCTTCATAATAGACACACTTAACACTAAACTAAAAAACCTGCTTATATAGCGGGTTTTTTGGGTGCAAACACTAACTTAATAAAGGATAGACAACACGTGAATAATAAAGAAATAGCAAAAAAAATTACATCTATGAGATTAAACACACCAAATAATCATAGTGTGATCTGTTTTGATTTGAAAATTTTTGACAAAGGTTACAAAGATCATACTTTGCATTTATATGCTGAAGGTGTTTACAATCATACGATCCGCAAAGAAAAAGCAAAAGGCTATAAAAGTTATCATATTAGTTTTTTTAATGTTGACGATGATAACGAGCATTATTTTACCGCATATGGTGATACCGCTTTAGACATTGCAAAAGAAATTAAAAGACAATTTCCATTTTTTAATAGAAAACTTGTTAAAGGATCATGGAAAAGATATTTTGGTGATATAATGATTATTACACCGCACTAACTAACATAACACCACACTAAAAACCCGCTCATATAGCGGGTTTTTTTTTGCCTAATAACCACCACTTTTTACCGTGTTTTTTGCGAGATTTTACCGCGTTTTTCGGTCCCATTTTTACCAGGTTTTTGGCCATGCTGCAATTATCAATTTTTACTCACTGTACCATTTTGAACATTTTTTTTTACTAATTTTTTACAAAATTTAGCGCGCAACTCCAAATTCTTTATATTATATGCCAACGGGTATTTTTTTTTATATATATCACTGGCGGGTAATTTTTTTTTTCATTTTGTTTGTCCAGGATAGTTTCTTTCGGATGTGCCAACGCATAAAACAACCATCTAAATTCTTAACTCTGAGATCATCAAACCAGTTCAAAATTGCGCCACATTCAAGCTCGTCATCATACTTTCTTGCGAACGCACACAACTTATCAGCGTTTTTTGAGAATTTACAAAATTCACTCATAATCACTGGCAGTGCGAGGAATGGGAATATGGAGAATATGGAGAATTTGACTCTCTCTCTCCTCTATAAACTCACTGCGAACATATTCTCTTTTAGCGTACCAATGAGAATTTGCACTGCCTAGTTTTGCGAACAAATTCCCCATATTCCCCATATTCTCCATATTCTCATCGTCCGCTATTTTGCAGTTTTGCGAACAAATTCTCCATATTCCCCATATTCTCTTTTTGCGAACGTTCGCGCGAACACCTATAAAAAATCATCAATTTCAGTGCGCTTAATAAAATATTCACCATGCTTAAACTTGCCAATCAAACCTTGATCTTCCAACTTATCGATCCAGTTTGACACCGCATTATTACTACTCAAATTCATTTCACTGTTAAGCGCTTCAGCAAACTGGGATCGCGAGAAATTATCTCCATCAGTAGCAATCGCATCTAGCAACCTGGTTTCCGGTGACTCCTCACTATCCAAATACCAAAAACTCTCATTCTTCGGCAATGGCTTTATATATTTCAGCGCCAGTGTATCTTTAGTACCATCAAACTTAATCCCAAGCGCTACATCGTGATAATCACTAGCCGTCCTTGTCTTAGTAATCTTAAACACTTTCAGATCTTTATGCTTACCAGTATTGGCCACCTGCACCAGGTTATCTAGCCAATTAACGTAAGTGCTGCCACCATACACCATAAAATGATCCAATGGTTGCTTCTCGGCCATCTTCTTATGATGCGATACCATAACCATAGCAATCTTATAGCGTAACTTTAACTCTGTAATCCGACTCAACAATTCTTGCAGCTTATCATTTTTATCCATAGCAATATCAGAACTTGTATATAAATTATCAATCACCAACACATCATAATCACCAGTCATTAGATTCTTTTCAATAGTAACATACGCATCGCTAAATAACTTATGCTCATCAAAACTAGCTATCTTAAAGTTTTTGTTTAGGTACTCGCGACACGTTGGATACTCTTCCACCAGGTAGCGCATCTGCTTATCAAGTCTTTCTTGCATCATCTGGTCCAACATCTCAAACTGCACAAACAACACCTTCCTTGGCTTCTGTATTACAAACTGGCCCATGAACGGCACTCCCATCGCAATACTCACACCAAGCTGAAGCGCTAACACACTTTTACCTACATTACTCATTCCACTGATTCCAGTGGTCCCACTTTCAAGCAAGATCTCATCGCATATATATTGTACTGGCGGTAAATCTCTAGCTAAGAAGTCATCAGCCGTGAACACTTTCGCAGCGCCCAACTCATCTGCACCAAACACTTGAGCCGAATCCATTAGTGTCATTAGGTCACTCGCACTGTGGCCATCAGCAAAATAGTCTGTTAAATCATACTGATTTGGATATTCACTTCCCCACTTTATAATTTTAACCACACGGTCTTTTTTATATAGCGCTTTGGCAACTTTCTCAGCTCCTTCTCTACCCGCATTGTCATTATCAAAACAGATCACAATATCTTTATATTTATCTAGTACCGCTAAATTTTTAGGCAGTGCGCCTGCACCACTGGTGAAAGTGATAGCAGGCACACCATTACAGTTTGCGGTTATTGCATCTTTTTCGCCTTCGCAGAGAAGTAATGTGCGTGTGTTTTGGGAGTTTAGGATAGGAAACACTTTACATTCTGCATCGCCAAACTGTATGCCTTTATGATACTTAACGTGATCTTCAGTAATTTTAAATACCAGTTGCAACTTCTGATCCTTGTCGCGCCTTATGCCTACATCATAATCAAGCGCATTTTCATTCCAAGGTAGTCGCATCTCTTTAAATATTTGTTCGTAATGATCCAAAAAACGTACCCGCGCGTCATCGTAACCAGACTCATCCAGGCGCTCAAACATCTTAGTGCGTATTCGTAGCTTTACTTCATCGCTTACAATTGTGTCATCTTCTGTAAACCAATTCTTTTTGCATCTATGGCAGTGGGCAAAGTCTTGATTGACTGATATGCAGTAATCGTTCTTCTCAGATTGTACACACTCCGCAGGTGCATCCGATGGACACTTTGCCCGCGTACCATTACGGTTTAGCTGATCAAAGTTCATCTTGCAAGCGGGAAAGATTTACAATACTGTCAAACGCTTTGATACCTGCTTCTATTTTTTCTCTTTTAATTATATGCTGATGAAACTTTAATTCTTCTTTCTCAAATCTGAGTACCATACCATACATAGGTTTGAGTCCTTTGTTATCGCGAGCTTCTTTACTGGCTTTCGGATATTGATCTTCAAACATCTTTATATATGCACCTAACTGAATCTTATGTTCCTTATACAGATATTTACTTGTCTTCCAGTCTAGCATAATCAGATCATCACCGATTGAGCCTATACAATCTGCCGTGCCACCAACGCGCCAAGATTCATCTACCAGTTTCATTTCGCTCTTATGTGGCTTAAATTTTACTTTCTCGGCCCATTCTATATATCCACCAAACGCAACCATTGCTTGCTCAGTTTGATTGCGGGTAAAGTCGCGCGTATCAATGTTTAAACCTTTCTGGTGTCCTTCAATAAGTAAGTGAACTAGCGTGCCGATTTGACCTGCTTCTCTCAGCTCTTCTTTGTCGTCTATACCTTCAAGGCACATTCTCCTGGTCCAATTAAGCAGCGCTTGTTTATTCCAACCTAGTTGCGATCCAATAAGTGTAGTGACACTTTTTACTTTTGAGCCGTCTTTTAACTTATAATCTGGCCTTCTTTTTTTTGGCATTATTCCTATCCTTTCTCATGTACATTACCACACACAATAGCCAACCTATAAACAAGGCTATTATTACCAGGTATATTGTGATAACACTTTGCATTAATTAATTTTTACCCGCACGGCTGCTACCACCACCTAATTAAATGTTTTAGCATTTTTGCGGGCAATGTATTTAAATATTTCATACGCACACTGTGGCACTATTGCGTTTCCCAGTCCTTTAAGTCGGTCCACCCGATTGGGTATCCCATTAGCCACTCTACCCAGTTCGGGTTCAGTGTGCCACCAACTCCCGCTTCTGGCTCTACTCTGAAATCCAGTCTGTTTGTCGGATCTTCTGATCTTTTGTGGTTCTTGCTCCATCCTTTGTGATCGCTTTTTGTTGGAGTCGGAAACATTTTCTTTACAACTGATTCCATCAATTGACCTTGTTCTCTGTTTCTGTCTTTGCGATTTAATAATTTTAGTGTTGCTTCGACTGTCTGTGAAATTGTAACTGGACTTGCGTTTGGAGTCGGAAATTTCTTGTGAGTGCGCCACAATCCAGATACGTTTGCGGTTGTGCCACGCTCCAACATCGGCAGCCGATACAATAGTCCACGACGCATCATACCCGATTTCGGTAAGATCTGCAATGACTCTGACTCCTCCTCGAACAGTGAGCATTGGAACATTTTCAATGAGTGCGTATCTTGGTCGTACTTCGCTAATGACTCTAAGCATTTCAAACCAAAGACCGGATCGTGTTGTTTCTCCAGTTTCTTCATTGATTAACGACTTCCCGCGACCTGCAATAGAAATATCCTGGCAAGGAAATCCACCAGTAATGATGTCAATATTTTTGAACTGATTTCCATCCAGTGTCGTAATATCTTTATATATTGGTACACCGGGGAAATTTTTATTAAGCACTTTGTGGCAATAGGTATCAATCTCACAAAAGCCAACGATGTCAAGCTCGTCGCCCCACACCCACGATGCTGCCAGTGAGAATCCACCAATACCGCTAAATAAATCAAG